AATGCAGACACGGGGGAACATGGCCAAAGCGGACGGCGTACTTAACGGAATGGCAGCGGCAGGACAGGCAGAAAAACGGGCGAAGGGAGAATCTGGCATGAGTAAGCCGATAAGCCAAGTGATTCGTACCTGCGGCCGCTGCGCCAAAGAATACAAGACACCGGAACGCAGGCAGAAGTATTGCGGCTCCGAGTGCGCGCAGGAAGCGAGGATTGAAACGTACCGGGCTGAGATTAACGCACTTATCGCGGCAGGCAAGGTGCCATCAACGCGGCGTCAGGCGTCATTCCTTGGGGCTAAGTTCTACTACACCGGGAAACCTTGCGGCAACGGACACATCGACGTGCGGATAACGAACACGAAGAACTGCGTTATCTGCACGCGCGACAAACATCGGCGCGACAACGCACTCAAGGCCCGAAACCGCGAGAGTCGGCCGAAGCCGGTCAAGGTGGTGGAGTCGGTACAGACTAGCGCGGTATTCCTGCATTTGCTTTGGGACTGGCGGCCGGTGGTGGTGACGTTATGAAATTCAAAGTGGGCGAGATTGCAATTCTCCATACCATAAGAAGGGTGTGGCACGGCCGCGCCGAAACCCTTCCTTGCGAGGTTGAAGTGATCGAGGTTGGGCCGTTTGAGGCGGGGCACAATTATGCGTCTGGAGGATGGACACGAATGGAGGCGGATTATCGGGTGATGGTCGCATCCGGCGCGCTTTATTCGGTTAAAGAATGGCAACTTCGCAAACGCCCGGAGCGCGGCATCCCCAAGGAAGTCCGCGAGATATTTGAGCAGCCGATAAATGTCGGAATGGTCACAGCCTAGCCCCGGCCCCTATCCAGGCACGATGGAAATCACGCGCGACGGCGGATGGTGCAATGAGTGCAACCGACAGCACACTGACCGGATTACGCGAGACCGTGAAATGAGATACGCGCGGAGCATCGGCCCGCATTGGGTGGGGCATTTTAAGACAGCGGATGAGGCTAAGGGGGCGAGATGAGTAAGTGGCAACCAATTGAGACGCATCCAAAGGATGACACGTTGGTTATTGTTTATCAGGCCCCCGAGCCGGGCTTGCGATGGTCGCCGCTAATCGTGCGGGGCGACGACTTGATTATGCGTGATAGGTTTCATTGGATGGCGAAAGCTACTTACTGGATGCCATTACCAGAGCCGCCAAAATGATTACCACATGGCGCAAGCTCCCGAATGGCGTCTTAGCCCCTGACGACCAAGGCACCGTCGAATGGGTCGGCAAACTCAAGACCGGCGACGGCGTGATGGGGGAATTCAAGCGGCCTCGGAATTACGCTTTCATGAAGAAATGGTTTGCGCTGGTCAACTACGCCTTCGAAATGTGGGAACCGCCAGAAGATTCTCCAGAGAAAAATTTTGAACGATTCAGGGAGGAAATGACCATGCTCGCGGGCTATTATCAAGAGGTGCCATCGGTGAAAGGAGGGATCAGAATACAAGCGCGTTCTATCAGTTTCGCAAGCATGGACGAGGATACGTTTGCCGACCTGTACGACAAGACCATTTCAGCTATCCTCAAATGGGTGCTTAAGACCTACAAACGGTCGGACATTGACCGAGTGATGAGCGAGGTTGCGAAGTTCGGATGAGGCGAGCAGCCCGCAAGGACAAGAACCAAAACGCCATAGCCGCTGCGCTTGAGTCGGCGGGCGCGGCCGTCACCGACCTATCGAAAGCGGGCGGCGGCGTGACTGACCTTCTGGTGAGCTACCATCGGCGGTGGTTTGTGCTGGAGGTCAAAAACCCGGACGTGCCCAAGGCCGACCGAGAACTAACCCCGGCACAAAAGAACTGGCACCTAGCGCAACGCGCCCCGGTACACGTCGTGATGACAGCCGAGCAGGCGCTAGAAGCCATCGGAGCGAATCACGCCGAGAAGCTGGATGAGTGGGTAAGGAACAACATCGGATGATGCGCTCGCCAAAGCTCAGGAAGTCCGCAGACGGCGCTCCATGCTGCATGAGGGGGCCGACTTGCAATGGCGGGCAAGGCGATGTTGCGTGGCGGCACAGCAACCACCAAGAGCACGGCAAAGGCATGGGGCAAAAGGCTCATGACCTTTTTGGGTTTTACGGCTGCCAACCCTGCGAGGATTGGTATGCTGGCCCGCTTCTACTGAAGTCCGAAAAGTATCCGACGTTTATAAAGGCATGGGAGCGCAGCATGATTTACGCATGTGAGGAAGGCGTTTTATGAACGCACACGAACGCGAAGCAATCCGCCAAGCCAAGATCCTGCGCTACCGTCCCGACCCGTCAGGGCTTGCAGAGGACGTAGCCAGGCTGCGGTGCCAGTTCAAAGTTAAGTATCGGTGTCAGGGTGAGTCAACTCACCTCGAATACGACCCGACCGGAGAGGTAAAGCTACCAGCCCCAAGCTGCAACAACTGCCACAACTACCTCGAAGCCGCTTTCAAGAAGGAAATCGCCTCGGAGGAGGCGCACATGCGGATAAAGCTGGCCATTCTCATGACCTATGAAGCCTTGATGGAATACGACCGGCCCGCCGACCCTAGTATCTGGACAGGACTTGGCGATAAGTGAGCCCGCTAGAGGCATGGCTAAAAGCCCACAAGCCCAAAGCCACAGTCCAGCGGCAAGCGGCCAGCCATCGCAAAAAGACGGCCGTAGATTGGAACAGACTGGTTCAGGAAGCAGGATTTGATAAAGGAGCAAAAGATGGACGAAAGCCCCCGATACCATGACCCGGACTTCTGGCCTGCTTTGCTGATTTCGATGAAAAAAAGCGGCATCCAGTACCGGAAAATAGCAGCGCATCTCCGGTGCCATCCCTCGACTATCACGCTGTGGCATCAGGGCGTAAACAGTCCGGGGTTCTGGCACGCTATCGATTTACTGGCGTATGCGAGGAAACACGGCATACCCCAAGCTGTTCAGCAGGTGGAAGCCATTACCGTTCGATTGAGGTAACTAAACCCCACCCACAGTAAATAGAGGTGGTGAGTACAACCACGCCTCAAGACAAAGCCAAGGTAGGCCGACCGTCGGATTACAACGACGAATTGGCTGGCGAGATACTTTTGCGTGTGGCGCAAGGTGAATCACTTCGTTCGATAGGGCTAGACCCCGAGATGCCAGAATCGCGCTCGATTTGGCGCTGGCTGGTCAAATACCCTGAATTTAGTCAGCAATACGCGCTCGCTAAAGAAGATAGCGCCGATGTTCACGCCGATGAAATCCTCGATATTGCCGACAACGGCACTAACGACTGGATGGCAACGAACGACGAAAACAACGCCGGTTACCGATTCAACGGTGAGGCAGTGGCCCGCTCCCGACTCAGGGTAGATGCCCGCAAGTGGGTGGCGTCCAAGCTCAAACCCAAGAAGTACGGCGAGAAAGTAGAAAGCACGGTCAACCTGAAAGCCGAGGTTGCCGTAACGGAGCGGCCAACCCTGTCGAAGGAAGAATGGCTCATCAAGCACGGGCTCTCGTCTAATTGACGTGGGAACCCCAGCGCGGCCCGCAAACCTCTGCCCTATTGGCGGATTGGTGCGATGAACTGTTCTTCGGTGGCGAGCGTGGAGGCGGGAAGTCCGACTTCCAGCTTGGCTATCAAGAGGACGGCGCGCTCCGTTACGGCAAAGACCATCGCGGGATTATGTTCCGTAAGACTTACGCAGAACTGGAAGAACTCCAAGCCCGAGCAATGGAAATCTTTCCTAGTTCAGGTGGTATCTACAAAACCCAGCCTTCTGCCGAGTACGCTTTCTCAAACTCCTGGTACTGGCCCAACGGGGCTAGCGTCAAGATGCGCTACATCGAGCGCGAGGAAGATTACGGGCGTTATCACGGGCATTCGTACTGTGTTGGCGTCGAGACACCTATCCTGATGGCTAACGGCGCATATAAGGCCATCGGTAAGATTCGCCGGGGCGAGATGGTGCAGACGCTTGAGGGGGCCAAGCCAGTATTGCGGGTGATTGAGCCTTACTTGGCTCCCTGCGTTACGCTGACGACTTCGAGAGGATCGCAGATCCAGCCAACGTGGCATCCTGTTCTGTCCAGCGTCGAACCACTTTTCGGATCACAGATCGATGCGTCGAAAACAACCGAGCAGCCTCTGCAAAGCTGGAACAGCGCAGAATCTCTTGCTTGTGATTTTCGTACCACCCCGGACTTCGGCGCTTTATCAGCAGATGGTCGAATCGGTCATAAAGCAACTGAGCAGACACGCCCAGAATCTTTGCCGCTTGGTGGGTGGCTCTTCCCTGTAGTGCTTGCCGAACTGAGTCCTCAGAAAGATCGTGGCCAGAATGCCACTGAACGTCATGGTCTCGGCAAATCCGGCGGATGGCGCTCGGCGGTATATCGGTTAGCGACTTCATTCCTGTATTGGGGTCAGCAGCCGCTACTAGAACGCGCCGCACAAGTTCTGGGTCTCGCAGGTATCTCGCCTTTCGCTTCTCGCGATGCTCATGCGCCATGTGGGCGGCTTGGTCTGCCAGAAGTTCTAGGTTCTCCGGTCGATTGTCTGCTCTATTCCCGTTCAAGTGATGCACGACTTCAGTTGGCAGCAAGAAGCGCAAAATCATCCGCTCCATCACCAGCCGATGCTGAAGCACAAGCCCGCGTCGAGACCCCTGCGGGTGGAATGGATTGTATTCGCGGAGATATCCCCCAGGCGCTTTACACGTATACCCATCCCTATACCAAAGCGCAGCGAGCAGGAGCTGTTCCTGTGTCAGTGGGCACTGCGCATATCGGTTGGCATGGATTCGCATGGGTATGTGACCTCGAAGTTAAAGATGCCAATCATTATATCACTGAGAATGGCGCAGTGAATAAGAATTCGGCTATCTCAGCCGATGAGGTTACGGAGTACGCCAGCCCTGGCGGGATTATGCGAATGATCTCGACTCTGCGCAGCCCTGCAGGTATCCCATGCTCCATGCGCCTCACGGGCAACCCTGGCGGCATAGGCCATGCGTGGGTGAAGCAGCGGTACATCGACTGCGCTCCCCCCTATACGCCGTTTACAGACCCCGATACTGGCTTTACGCGGATGTTCATCCCGAGCAAGACCAGCGACAACATCATCCTGCTGGCCAAAGACCCGCGTTATCGGGACCGTATTAAAGCGGCCACAGGCGGCAACGAAGCACTCCGAAAGGCGTGGTTAGAGGGCAATTGGGACATCGTGGCCGGTGCGTTCTTCGACTGCTGGGACAAGCGCCGTCATGTGGTCAAGCCCTTCGACATCCCGGAAGGCTGGACGCGTTTTCGTTCTGGTGACTGGGGCAGCGCCCGACCGTTCTCGTTTGGCTGGTGGGCTGTGGTCTCGGACGATTACAATACCAATGAAGGAATCACCCTGCCGCGTGGATGTATCGTCCGGTATCGAGAATGGTACGGCTGCAAAAAGGACTCGACCGGACAGCAAATCTATAACACCGGACTCAAGATGGATGCCGATGTCGTGGGCCGTGAACTCGCAGCCCTTGAGGCCGCAGAGCGCAAAAAGATGGACGGTGTACTCGACCCGGCTGCTTTTGCTCACGACGGCGGGCCGAGCATCGCCGAGCGTCTAGAAGATGGCTCCGGGATGAAAGTCCAGTGGAGGCGCGCAGATAACACCCGTGTCGCCAAGGTTGGCGCAATCGGTGGATGGGACGCCATGAGAGCCCGACTCATCGGGGAATCGGACGACCGCCCGATGCTGGTGATGTTCGATACCTGCGCGGACTCCATCCGCACTATCCCGTCTCTACAGCACGACAAGAACCGAATAGAGGACGTAGACACCGAGGGCGAAGATCACGCAGGCGATGACGTTCGCTATGCCTGCAACTCGCGCCCGTGGCTACCTCCGAAGCAAGACAAACCGCCGCCAAAGTGGGCAACAGACTTGAGTTTTAACGATATGCGTGACCGTCAACGGAAAGCGCGGGAGATGGCCGAATGAGTTCAGGATTTGTAGCAAGAGGGCAGGATTCGAGCCTGACCGTCGAAACCCCGATGAACATCAAGGCCACTAACAACGGACTTTGGTCGTTCCTGTCGGCGCTGCTGTCTGGAGAAAACCAGACGCTAAACCGCATGCAGTTTGTGAATAACAACACGTATTCAAACATCGCCTCTGCGACAACTACGGTTGTTAAGGCGTCGGCGGGGCATCTCCATTCGATTACGGTGAATACAACTGCCGCAGGCGCAATCACCGTTTACGACAATACCTCGGCCGCTGGAAACAAAATAGCCACACTGAAAGCCAGCATCGTGGAAAACACCTATGTTTACGACTGCGCTTTTGGTACAGGCTTGACGATAGTCACCGCTGCCGCGTCAGACATCACGGTGAGCTATCTGTAAATGGCTACCTACTACGTCAGCAACACTGCGACGAATGGGTTTGCTGTCGGGAACGATGGCAACACCACCGGGCAAGCGCAAAGCCCGCTGACGCCTTGGCTGACCCTTTCGGGGGCGCAGACGAATGCGGCCAGCGGGGACATCATTATAGTCAATGACGGGACGTACGACCTGGGAGCGGGGGGACTTTCTCTAACCAAAAATATTGATTGGCGCATCTATAGTTCGACGGCGGGAAACTGTGTTATTACGAGTTCAAACGCCACAAGAACAATTGCGCTAACCCCCGGAAACGATGCCAACGTAATGTCGTTTGGCGCCTTCTACGTCAAGAATACCGGCCCAGCTACTTCCCCGCTTTCCATCAATGACGTCGCGTACGATGCGACGGTAGTGGTAAACGGCACTTGGATAGACAATGGCTCTACTCGGCATCTGAACGATACTTACACTCGCGGTACGGTAAAGATACAGAACGCAGTTTTTCTCGGTACGTGCGGAACCACGAACCTGTTTCAATCTTCCGTTACTCCGTCTTCGGCCAAAAAGCTATCAGTGACAGGGTGCACGGTTGATCTTTCGACCACGGCAAATTCGCAATTCAACGGTTTTCTTATTCAGCGGGCCGCAGGTAGCTCTACGTCGTTTTGGGTGTATTTCGCCAGCAACACGATCACGCTTACTGCGCCGTCCACATTGGGAGCCAACGCCGCCATTCTCGGCGTGCGCTGCGACCGCATCACCAGAGGAACCAACCTAAGCGGGGTGACTACTCCGCTCGTGGTTGAGAACAACGTGATCACGGTTTCTTCTACGGGCGGAACGGTGAACGACACGGACGCCATAATGGTCTCGGGAAGCGATGCCACGGCGGTAGCCCACGGCCCTATCATCCGCAACAACACCTGCACGATTAACGCAGGCGTGGCGCGCGGAATCTCAATAGGCGTAGATGCCTCTACTGCGGCGTTTGTGGACGACGCGCAGATTTACGGGAATACCGTTTACGGCATTTACTACAATGGCGTAGCAACTCCGCACAACATCAGCGTCGGCGCTGTAAACCGGGGACTAGTGTACGGAAACACGGTATATGGGGGCGCGGTGGGAATTCTCGTCGGCACCAATAACGGCTGCGTTGTATCTGGAAACGTAGTCGTCGGGGCACCCTATTGCTCTTTGTTCGCCAAAGGCAATACGGCAGCGTGGTTCATCGGGAACACCATCGTGTTGCGTAGCGACGTGGCTGGGGTTCGCTTCGGAGCATATGGCGCGCTCGGGTGCGCAATTCAAGGCGCCACCAACAACGCGGCGACGACTTTTGCCAATAACCACGTTTACAACTACAGCGACACGACGATGCCGTATGTCATCGTTGATGCCTCGCAGGTTGCCACGTTCAAGGGCAATAACTACTACGCAGTAGGTTCGGTGCCGGCGAATCCGTGGAGCTATCAGGGCACGCCTCAGTCCTCGCTGGCGAATTGGATGATCGCGCAGGAATCAACCGCAACGGCAACATACCCCGGGTTTATTAAGGCACCTTACGCGAATTACTTGGACTATAACCTTCGTCCCGTGACGGGAAGTTACCTTCGTGGTCAGCCGGTTTATATTGCAAGCGGGCCGATTTCTGGCCCTGATTTCCGAGGGTATAGCCGGCAGTTCCCGTCGTATGTCGGCGCGTATGACCCCGCGTCGGGTGATGTCCTCGTTTCCGCGCGTACGCAAAGAACGTAATGGCGGACGTCCGCTCCACCGTCACGACCCCCATTGCGAGTGATTTCGCGATAGGGGCGGCTGTGGACAACGTGGGAACACCTATCGTGGTGGACCGCGTTGCAGGAACTGCGTACATCCTCGACTCGACCGATACCGTGACGGCGCTGACCGGTGGCGGTGGTGCGCCCGTCGGAGCTGAGTACATCGTTGGCGCGCTAGACGGCTCTCTGACTAATGAACGGCTGGTCACGGACACGGCTACGCTGACGTGGGACTTGACCACGCCGGGGCAGGCGAAGGCGAACGTCGTTTCGACGCGCGCAATCGGTGTGACGTTCGATGGTGGCGGCAGCGCCATCACCGCGTTGTCCAAAGCCGATGTGCGCGTGCCCTACGCCGCCACCATCACTGCGGTCACCATGCTTGCCGACCAAGTAGGCTCAATCGTGGTCGACATCTGGAAAGACACCTACGCGGCGTTCCCGCCGACCGTCGGCGATTCCATCACTGCGGCGGCCAAGCCCACTATCACGGCGGATGACCAGTCCGTTGATACGACGCTTGTCGGCTGGGCGACTGCTATTACGGCGAATGATTGCCTGCGCTTCAACGTTGATTCCTGCGCGACCATCACGCGCTGCACCCTGATTTTAACTGTTACCTCGTAGGTCAGACCATGCCCGTTCAAGTTATTGCATCCAGCTATACCGATGGCCCGACACTGACCGCCGCGGCGACCGCGTCAGCGCTGCCGACCTACGTCCCGACCAGCATCCCGGCTGGATACTGGCAGATTGGCCGCATCTGGCGCTTGACGGCCAGTGGGCGCATCTCCAACGTGGTCACCACGCCGGGAACCGCACGCTATGACTTGCGCCTTGGCGCGGTGACGGTGTTCGACACCTTGGCCATGCCGCTCAACATCGTGGCCAAAACCAGCGTGTCGTGGAATCTGCAAGTGCTGCTGACGTGCCGCTCGGTCGGTACTGGCACCTCGGCTACGCTGTTCGGTCAAGGCTGGTGGTTATCGGAAGCTAGCATTTTAACCGCACTACCGGCCACTGGTCCCGGCCCCGGTGGTCAGGCTGTGCCGTACAACACCGCCCCTGTTGTCGGTACGGGCTTTGATTCGACCATCGCGAACGCGCTCGACTTCCGCTTCACGCAGACCGTGGCAACGGGCTCGATGACGGTTCACCAGTTCATGATTGAACAGATGACCCCTTAATGAGAGTCCTTCGGGCCACATTGCCGGAGCCGCCTGACGTCGTCATTCAGGGCTGGCAGTCGTTTGCGGAAATTCTGCCGTCTACACTGCCGTCGCCGACGTGGGGGTCATTTCCCGTGCTGCAAGGGCAAAGCATTAACGCTATGAACGGCGATGCCGTACCGCGTGCGCTGGTCGGCTGGCCGCCCTACGCGGCGCAGGCGTCGAGCATTGGCCCGATGGCGATGCAGGGCGGCACGGTGGGCATGGTGCCGATTGGCCCTGCGGTGGCGGTGTCGCCCATCATCGACCCAGCTCAGATATTCCTGAACCGCTTGCTGCCGCAGGACTCAACTGGCGCGTACTTTCCGCAGGACGACGTGCTGGGCTACGCAGAGCCTGCCAAAGACTATCTGCTGCAAGGCGGCAACGTGCTGTCTGATGTGCCGCCCGCCGCTAATATCCGCGCCGAAATAGCGCTCAGCGGATTGCTGAAAACCTCGACAGCCTCAGTGCTGCCGTTTGAGTTTGGCCAGCAGGTATTAGACAGGCCGATCAGCTATCAGGTGTTCACCCTCTCAGGCGTCACCGTAGACGCCACAGGCACGCCCGTTGCGGGATGCCGCGTCATTGCCTATCAATCGGGACTAAGATACGTACAAGGCGCTCCTATCATCGCTGAGACCATTTCAGACGGTTCGGGAGTGTTCTCGATGCTGCTGCGAAACATCGACTACCAGTTGACTGCGTACATCGTAGGAAGCCCAGACCGCGCAGGCATTACCCGACAGGACGTCACGCCCGTGGTATCGACCACGATTTACATGAGCGACCCGACCGTAGCGCCCAGCGGCGGCGGCGGGACTCGTGGATTCACTTTCGCATAGGCGGGCAACGTGGAAGCACAAATGGAAACCCCGAAAGACTTCGGCCCCGACGAACCGGGGAAGGTCAAACGGTGGCTGCGCGAAATCTCACTTTCCGAGAAACGGGATAAGGTCTACCGCAAGCGTGGAAAGGAAATCTGGGACAAGTACCGGAACACAAACCGCAAAAAGAATAGCTTTAATATCCTGTGGGCGAACACGGAAGTCATTGCTCCGGCTGTTTTCAATTCCGCGCCTAAACCAGACGTTCGTCGGCGCTTTCGTGATGCTGACCCATTAGGCAAAGCATCGTCCGAGGTCTTGCGTCGAGCGTTAGAGTTCTCCGTCGATACCGAGCGCTTCGATGGCGCGATTCGTTGGGATGTGCTGGACATGCTTCTCCCTGGTAGGGGCGTGTCGCGCGTGCGCTACGTGCCATCGATCATGGAAACCGAAGGTTACTCGGGAAAAGACGATACCGAGGAATCCGAAGATGATTCAACCGAGGATGAGCCCAAAGACCCGCAAGAGTCCGAAGCCTACGAAGAACTAGAGTGGGAGCAGGTTTGCGTCGAGCATGTCCAGTGGGACGCCTTTCGCATGGGTCCGGGTAAGACATGGAGTGAAATCTGCTGGGTCGGGTTTAACCACCGCCTGACCCGCGAAGAACTCATCGACAAGTTTGGCGAGAAAGGCCGGAAACTCAAACTCGACGCGACGGGCGATGACGACCTTGAGAAGCTGGAAGAAAAAGACCGCGAAGTATTCCAGACCGCCAGTGTTTGGGAAATCTGGGACAAGGACACCAAGAAGGTTCGCTTTGTCTCCGAGGCGAACCGCGAGCAGTTCCTTGACGTTCAGGATGACCCGCTTGAACTGACCGAGTTCTTTCCCATCCCCCGCCCCATTTATGCAATCAACGATTCGTCGTCGATGGAAGCGGTTCCCCTGTATGAGCAGTACCGCGAGCAGGGGCAGGAACTTGATCGAGTATCAGGTCGAATCAACAAGCTGATTGACGCCTGTAAGTATCGAGGCATATACGACGCGACCCTTGCTGAATTCGGCGAACTCATCCGGGGAGATGATAACGACCTCATCCCGGCGCAGTCGGCAACGCGGTTCATTGAGAGCGGTTTTGATAAAGCTATCTGGATGCTGCCGGTCGATAAGGTGGCTGCGGTTTTGGCTGTTCTGTACCAGCAGCGCGAAGCCACCAAACAGGTTATCTACGAACTCACCGGCATCTCGGACATTCTTCGGGGTTCGACCAACCCGAACGAGACCCTTGGAGCCCAGCAAATCAAGGCGCAGTCGGGCTCTCAGCGTATTGGAGAGATGCAGCGCGACACCGCGAGGTACGTGCGCGACCTTATGAGGATGATGGCCGA